TGTGCTCGACTCGATTGACGAGTCGATGATTACGATGAATCAGGACGGCATGACCAAGCAGCAACGCGAGGACGTGATGCGCAACATCACGAAAATCCTCAAGGCTTCGAAGGCGCGCGCCGAGGCGGCCGTCAAGAGCGGCAAGCCGTTTCTCGAACGCATCTTTCACATCATCCCGACCTACGGCGAAAAGCAACTCACCGCGCTTAACGGCAGCATCACGAGCGGACAGGGACGCGGGCCGTCCGGCTCGATCAGCATTGAGGACGTGCTGTTTTACGCGAAGCTCCTCGCGGGCGCGCTCGGCACCGACCTGTCGATGCTCGGCTTTTCTGAAATCCTGTCGGGCGGACTGGGCGATGGCGGCTTTTTCCGCAACTCCGCGCAGGCCGCGGAACGCTCGCGCCTGCTGCGCGTGGCGCTCACCGATTTTTTCAACGCCATCATCGACGTGCATACCTACCACAAGTACGGCATCGTCTATGCGCGCGCCGAGCGGCCGTGGCACGTCAACTTCTACGGCACGATTTCCGCGCTCGAATCCGAGCGTCAGCACACCAAGTCCGAGGCAATGAATTCGGCCGCCATCATGGTGCAGACGCTTGCGCAATTGCGCGACTTGAGCCTCGACGACAAGGCCATGAGCGAAATCCTCACGAAAATCATGCTGCTCGACGAGGAGCAGGCGCAATTGATCGTCAAGGGCATGCCCAAAGCGCCGGCAGAGGGCGAAGGCGACGACTTCGGCGGCGACGGCGGCGGCGGCTTCGGAGGCGGCGGCGGTGGCGGTGGCGGATTCGGCGGCGGCGCGCCCAAGCCGGGCGGATTCGGCAAGCCTGCCGCGCCTAAGCCGGGCGACGCCAATCCCGACGACGAGGAATAAGCATGTCGATTTTTGACGACGTGACGCAGCGCCTGACCTCGCAAGTCACGAGCAAGGTCAATAGCCTCGTGTCGGGCTTTTCGGCGGCCGGCGCGGGCCGCGCGCTGCTGCAAAACGCGGTCGGCCGGTATCTGCCGCAGGCATCCGGCGCGCTGAACAAGGCGCTCAACGGCGACTATCTCGGCGCGGGCCTCGACGCGTTGCGACAGACGAAGATCGGCCAGAAGATTAAGCAGACCCTCAACGGCCAGCTAATCTCCGACCTGCTTTACAAGAGCAACCGCAATCCGCTGCTCGGCGGCATCACGCCCTACGAGGCGCAGCAAATTTGCGCGCAAGTGCAGGCTACGCAGTACGCGAAAAAGAACTTGTTTTTTGTCGAAATCCTCGACTTCTATCCGGACGCGGGCGGCACGCAGGGGCAGACCTCAACCCTGTTCAACATGTTCGCGACCAACATTTCCATCGGTCCGCTGACGATTTCGGGCGAGGGTCGCGCCATCGGTGCGGCCGTCATGGACGTGCTGCACGGCACTGAGCGCACCGAAATGCGCATCACGACCTATGACGACGCTTACGGGTCGATCAAGCGCTGGTTTCAAACGCGCTGCGAACTGATTGCGCGCTCCGATGGCACGTTCGGCGTGCCGGCCGATTACCTCGTGCAAGTGCGCATCCTGCACGCGGCGGTCAATGACGAGGTGATGTCTCTGTATGGCGGCTACGAAGAAAAGTACGTCATGCGGTGCGGCAACCTCGAAACCGAACTGAGCCGGTCTGAGGACGGCCTGCAGGAAATCCAAATGTCGTTCGTTCAGTTCGACTCGTTCATGTTTGACCAGACCTGACCATGATTAAAGCGGATTCACAGGGGTTCCTGATTGCCGACAAGTCGCTCGAACTGGGCGACCTGACAGCCGGCATCGAAGGCATCCGAAGCGACACGAGCGCAATCCTCGCGCTGCTGCAAAAAGGCGACAAGGCGGGCCTGCTGCGTCGTCAGACGGTGCCCAACCCCAACAGCAAGCCAAGCGGCGCGCAGCCGCCCTCCTCGCTCGCGCAAAGCACTGAGCGCGCCTCGCGCGCGGTCGTAACGCCGCGCATGTCCGCAGGCACGGCCGCATGGGAGCGCCCACGCGACGAGCGCGGCCGGTTCATCGCGCGCACGCCCACGGCAGAAGCGGTCATGCCCGCGCGTGTGGCGACGCCCAAGCCGCAGGCAGCGCCCGTCAATGCACCGCAAACCGCGCCCGCGACGCCGGCCGCACCGGTCGAAGCCAAGCCCGCGCGCGCGCCGCGCAACGCGACACCAACGCCCGCGCCCACGCCGGCACCCGCACCCGCGAGCGACCTGACGCCCGTTACGCGGGCGGTCAACTCGCTCACGCGCGTGCAGGCGGCGCAGGCCGCACAGGCGGCGCGCGAGGCCCGCGCTGAAGCGTCAGCCAAGAATCAGGGCAAAGACGAGGCCGCGGCGGCGCGTGCGGCCACGCAGACTCGCGACGCACGCGGGCGCTTTGGCTCGGGCGGCGCAAGCGATAGCGAGGGCGGCGAAGGCGGCGGCGTGCTCGCGAAACTCAAAGGGCTGTTCTCACGCCCGGCTGCGCCCGATATGGGCGACTTCGACAAGGTCGATCCGACCATCGAGGCATCCAAGGAATTCGGCAAGCTCGTGAGCGGCCCGCTGACGACCGTCGGCAACCTCGGCAAGGCGGCCGTCGGCAAGATCACGGGCGGCGGCAAGGATGGCGCAATCCCGTGGTATCGGCGCATCTTTTCGGAACTGCGCCTCACGCGTGAGCAGCAAAGCGATTTCGGCATTGCCGAGCAGCGCACGCTGAAGGATATCGAGCGCAAGACGGGCATGGGCGGCGAAGGCGGCGCGGCCAAGGTCGGCATGCTTGGCATGCTCGGCGGCGGCCTGATGAAGCTGCTTGGCGGCGCGGGCGGCGGCCTCATGAAAATGCTTGGCGGCGCGCTCGGCGGTGGCGGCGGCCTGCTCAAGGGACTGGGGCGCGGCGCGATGGGCCTCGGCAAGGGCATGCTGCGACGCCTGCCGCTACTGGGCGCGCTGTTCGCAGGCGGCTCGGCGCTTGCCTCGATTTTCGGTGGCGACGATCCGAGCAAGAGCGCGGAGGAAAACCGCAAGGACCGTTTCACGGGCGCGGGGTCCGGTATCGGCGCACTGATTGGCGGCGGTATCGGCATGCTACTGGGGCCGGTCGGCGCGATTGTGGGCGGCGTGCTCGGCGACAAAATCGGCGAACTTGTCGGCGCGTGGCTCGCTACGGTCGATTGGTCAAAGGTTGCGGCGACGATCACGGGCGCATGGGATTCGACCGTCGGGTTTTTCAAAGACTCGTGGAAAACCGTTACCGACAAGCTCGGCGAAATCGGCAAGACGGTCAGCGAGGCGTGGAAAACCGTTATCGATGGCGCGAAAGCCTTCCTGAAAGACAAGTTCGGCATCGACGTTGACGCCATCGCCAAAAAGGGCGGCGAACTGGTTGACGCCGGCAAGGCGAAGGCCGCGGAGGTTGCCAAGCCCGTTGTCGACACGGTCAAGGCCGGCGCGGACAAGGCCAAGGAGGTGGGCAAGGCGGCCGTCGACTACGGCAAAGAGCGCGTCGAGAAATTGGCCGAGCCGATCCAGAACGCGGCATCGAATGCGGCGGACGCGGTCAAGGGCTGGTTTGGCGGCGGCTCGAAGGGCAACAAGGCGGCGCTCATGCAAGGCATGGTCAACGCCGGTATCTCCGATCCGAAAGAGCAAGCCATGTTCATGGCGCAGATGGATCACGAGTCGGGCGGATTCCGCTCGATGGAGGAAGGCACCAAGTACAAGCCCAAGCAATTCCTGAAACTGTTCGGCGCGCGCGCTGGCATCAAGACCGAAGCGGAGGCGCAAGCCATCCTCGACCAAGGGCCGGAGGCGACCGCCAACGCGATGTATGGCGGCGACTGGGGCCGCAAGAATCTCGGCAACACCGAGGCGGGCGACGGCGCGAAGTTCAAGGGCCGGGGCTTTACGCAGTTGACGGGCCGCGCGAACTACACGGCCGCGGCGCAGGGCACCGGCCTCGACCTCGTCAACCATCCGGAACTGGCGGCGGACCCGGCCAATGCCGCAAAGATTGCGACGTGGTACTGGCAGAGCAAGAAGGGCCTCGCGGACGCCGGCAAGTCGGGCGACGTGCTTGCCGCGACGAAGAAAATCAACGGCGGGACCATCGGCCTCGACGACCGCAAAGAGAAATACGAAAAGTACCTTGCGCAGGCGAGCAAGCCCGGCTTTGCGCCCGATGCAAAGGCCGTCGGCGGCGCGACTGCGCTCGCATCGACTGCGCCGGCTTCGCCCGCTACGGCTGCCGCGTCGAGCGCACCCGCCTCAACGCCCGCACCCGCTGCGCCGGCCGCTTTGGCCTCGACCACGCCCACCGCGCCGGTTGCGACGAGCGCTGCGAGGCCAGGCATCGAACGCGCGCCGGCCGCGGCCGTGGTTGCCGCCGCGCCGGTCACGGTTGCCCCGCCGCCCGTGGTTGCCGCTGCTGCGCCGCCCGCGCCGCCGCGCGTGAGCGTGGCATCGGTCAGCGTGCCCGCGGCCTCGAACGCGCCGCCTGCCGCGCAGGCGTCGATTCCCGTGCCGATGAATAGCGCCGGGCCGATGGAGGTGCGTGTCGCCAACGATCAGGCCGTCGGTCAAGACCTCAAAGACCGTCGTTTAGCGGCCATTGCCACAGGCGGCATTGCTGCGTGACTAGGAAAACGCTTCAGGGCTTGGCATACTCGCGCAAAACAACCATCACGAGGCCAACCATGAAGCGTTTTGCCCTTGCCGCACTGCTCGCCGCACTTGCGGCCCCTGCCCTTGCCAACACTGACGACCTCGACCGCGGCGTGCGCGACGCGAATGCCGCGTACAACAGCGGCAGCAACGGCGAGGCGCTCGTGAATCGCGGAAAAATGTGTTATTCCGGCGTGGATGCGCACGGCGCAGGCGACAAGAGCGCGAGCGACCTGCTCGACTACTGCCTCGCATTCGAAATGGCTTCGGCCTCGCTCGTCAACAAGGGGCCGGCTGCGCGCCGCGAGGGCACCGAGCGCTATTTCACGCCGCAGGAAATCGTCGTGCGCTTGGTCTATAACCTCGAACGCACACGCGTGATTTCGCTTCCTGAGCAGGTCAATCCGTACATCGTGTCGCGCGCGAAGTACATCAATACGAAGCTCTAAGCCCGCTCTCCTAAGCCCGAACAAGCCCGCCGCGTGCGGGCTTTTTTGCGTCTGCGCGCATTAGGAAAAGGCCAACGCGCGCACGCGAAAACCGCACTTAGAGTCGTCAGGTAGTTTCTCAGACTCTAAGGTGAACCAATGACCGTATCGACGGGCGCTTATCTCCAGCAGCACTACAACCAGATCAAGTCCCTTGGCGACAAGAGCGTATCGAGCGATGCGCAATTCGTCATCAAGGGGTTCGAGGACTTGCGCCTCCTCACCAAGCAATTCCCGTGGCCGACGCTGACCTCGGCGGGCGAAATCGAAATCGCCGGCCCGCTTGGCATGACGCAGTTTCAGCCGCAGCAGGTCAAGATCGCGCAGCAAGGCCAGATGCAGTTCTATGAAACGCGCAAGGGCACCATTCAGGGGTTTCTCGAAAGGATCATCGCTACCGGTGGACGTTTCGACGCCGACGTGTACGAAGGCACGATGGACAAGTATCAGCGCATGTGCCCGATTATCGATTGCTTCCTGCAACTCGACAATCCAGACCGCGACTGGGAAAACCGCAGCCAGATCACCACGATCAGCGGCACGCTGTTTTTCCACTACTTCGGCGAAACGCAGCCGGGTAACGCCGCGTAAGGCCCGCCATGACGCTGCAAGAACTCGCGGCGTCCTGCGAATGGAGTTTCGGCCTCGTGTTGAGCGAGGCCGATCAACAAAAGCAGGCGATCAACGCCACGCGCTTCTATCTCGGATGGGGAACCCTCTCGAGCATGGAGCCGGTCGACCCGCCCGAACCGCCGCCGCCTGTGCTGTACGACCCGCTGCTTGGCTGGTATGGCGGCGTCTATGGCGGCGAGTACATCGCAGTGGGCATGCCGACGCAGTGCCCCGCACCACCCGTGCCCGACCCTCCGCCCGCGCCCGTCGAGCTATCCCTGTCGACGGATATCACCTACAGCGAATGGGCGCTGATTCGACCGCTCTACATGTTGTACATCGAGCGTGAGAACGCGCGCGCGCTCGAAGCGACGCGCATGCAGGGCGTGGACGTGTACGGGCGCGACGTGGCGAACATCGAGCAGGACATTCGCCAGTACGAGGAAACGGACCTGCCGCGCCTCGCATTCGAACAAGACGCGACGACTATCTGATGCTCAACGTCAACGGCCTGCGCGGCGACCTCGTGATTTCGGCGGACCTGCGCTATGACCTCGCGCCGATTCCGCTCACGTTCGAGGCCAATGTCCGCCTCACGCAACAGACCGCGGCGGATTTTCAGGACGGCGCGCTCATTACCGTCAACGAGGTGCCGTTTCGCATCATCAAGGCGGTGCCCACGCGCAATGCCGGCGTGCAGGGTAAGGAGCCGATTTCCGCGGTGCATGTGACCGCGTTCCCGGATAGCGTCGTTGCGGTTGCCAAGCGCCGCTCGACCGCGGTCGTGTTCCAGAACGCGAGCCTTGCCGGCATCTATCGCGCGTGCGGCGCGAGCGCCCCGCTTGTGGGCGACCTGTCGATCCCGCGCTATGCGTGCCTTGTGGGCGGCGTGCCGACCTACGGCATTGCGACCGTGCTGCAGGAGGAGTCCGCCGTCGTCATGTGGCGGCAGGCCAAGCTGCAGGCGATGAACCTGCGCGACCTGATGGCGCAGACGCCCATCGATAACGTCGTCATCGATGGCGCAGAGGACGTGAAAAGCGATTTTCTCGAATCCGACGAGGTGCCCGTCTATGTGTCGGTCGGCCCCGACGGCAAGTTTGTCTCCGGCACGCGCCGCAACGACACGCAATCGGTCGCGTTCAGCCCGCGCAAAGACACACGCACGCTCAATTTCATGGGCCGCGTACTCGTGCGCCGCAAGGTCGTGACCATCAAGCCGAACCTGACCGTGCGCGCGGGCGACGTGGTCAACATTCGCGGCACGCCGCTCGTCGTCATGACCGCCGCGCATCACATGCAAAACGGCACGGACGGCGGCGGCATCGAGCAATACAGCCGGCTTTGGCTAGGGAGTCCCACCACATGATTAGTTTGATGCCCGCGGAAGTGGCCAGCATTGACCGTGAGCGGCGCATTGCGCGCGTGCGTATTCCGGGCCTCACCGATAGCGCCTCGGAATTGCCGGAGGCTGAATTCTGCAATCCGATTGGCGACAAGAGCGAGCACACGGAAATCCGCATCAAGGTCGACGACCGCGTATGGCTCGCGTTCAACGGCGGCGATCCGCGCTATCCGGTCATCGTCGGCTATCGCCCAAAGAATCAGGAAAACGGAATCGATTGGCGGCGATTCGAGCACGGAAACTTTCAGTTCACCGCGGATAACACGTTCGAAATCATCGCCGGCACGCAGGTGCATATCAAGACGCCGCTTGCCTATATCGAAGCGCCGAGCACGCATATCACGGGCGACGTGCAAATCGATGGCAGCGCGACCGTCAATGGCTCGCTCACCTACAAGGGCGGCATGACCGGTAGCGGCGGCTCCGGCGCATCGGCACAGATTCAGGGCGGCATTACCGCGACGGGCGATATCAAGGCCGGAAACATCAGCCTGCAGGGCCACCACCACACCGAACAAGGCGACGGCGCACCCACTAGCGCGGCGCAAGCATAGGCATAGGCATAGGCATAGGGCACACCATGAAAAACCTGATTTTCGATATCTACAACCTCTCCCACAAAGACAAGGCCATTGCGGCGGCCAAGCGCGCATTCGCCAAAGCCGGCGCGCAAGTGACCTCGGTCGACGTGGATGCAAAAACGAAAAAGACGCTCGGCGTCGAGTATCGCGAAGTGCAATTCGGCTTTGCCGACAGCCAAACGATCCGCTTTGGCGTGAATGCCACGGGTGACGTGGCGCAAGTCAAGGTCAACGGCAAAACCGTGCCACTGAAAAATCCCGACGACCACGGCGCGGCTATCGACGAACTCGTTGCCCTCATGACCAAGGGACGCTCGAAATTTCAGGCCGCGCTCGCGAAAGCCAAGGTTGCATTGCCGCCCGGCATCCGCACCGCCGCGCCCAAGCTCGAACAAGTGCTGCGCGAAAAGATCACCGCCATCGACGAAGCCATCACCGACGCCACGCAAAGACGCGACGAACTGAAGGCACTCGCCGGTTAGGAAAACGCAAAGCCTTTCGTCGCAAAACACCCCTCGACAATGAAATCTCAAAGTAAAGGCTCGGAGTTCCGAGCGTTTGTTTGATAACCCTTTCTTATCAGGTAAGTAAAACCAATGAGCGGAACTCCCTCGAAGTACACGAAGGAACATCAGAACGAACTGGAGCGGTTTGTCCGCGCCCAGTCCGCGGCGCATTCGTCGGGCATGGTGCTGGATTCGGCATCGGCGGCGACGAGCGCATTCGATGCGATCAAGAATGAGTCGGGCGGCACGCCGCGCGCACTCGACGAACTGCTCGGCAAGGTGTCGGGCGACGACGAAAAGGCCGTGGTCGAGGCGCTTTTCGACGGCGCGCGCATCTATCAGGAGCAGCACGGCATGGCCCCGACGGGCGACTTGCTGCTCTCCGCTGTGGATCAGGCATACAGCCTGTTCGACTCGGCGAACAACTCGCACCACGATCAAATCTCGCTCGTGCCGAACGCGCCGGTTGTCGCGATTCTCGGCTCGATGGCTGAAGCGTGCCCGTTCGCTGGCTACTTGCCTGCCGACCGCGGTTCGAACGAGGCGCGCCTGATTATCGTCAGCCACCAAGCCGGCTCGAACTGGGGCGACTACTCGCAAGGCGACCTGATGGACGGTATCGCCTCGGGCGGCTCGTACCTCGGCTCGACGCGCACGCTCGAACTGTCGGCACCGAACGCGACCGACGCATACAAGTTCACGTTCACGGCTCAAAAGGCTGCCGGCTCGGCGCTGAACCTGCTGCGTGGCCGCTCGATTGTGTACGTCAACGGCCAAGTCGCCGCGGTGGAAATCTCCAACGGTCCGAGCACGGCGGCAAGCGTGCCCATCGTCGGTTCCATCGTGATTGGCGGCGTGACCTACAACCTGTCGGGCACGGTCAAGCCGGCATCGGGCGAAGTCTCGATTCAGCCGGACACGGCATTCCCGGCCGGCACCGTCGTGTCGTGCGAAGCGTTCGCCGACTTCGAAGTTGATCCGAGCGTGACGCCGAAGATGGCCGTTCAAGCGATGGTCTATCAACTGTTCGCGTCGCCGTACCGCGCTGTGTTCCAGAGCACGCCGGAAAGCCGCTCGCAGTTCGCCAACGAAGTGGGCGTGGACCCGTCGGCTGAAGCGATGATGGTCGTGCGCAACCAGTACGCGATGGAGCGTCACTACAACGCCATCGCCAAGGCGAAGATGGTCGGTCGTTTCAACAACACCGCGACCTATGACTTCCAGTACGCGGATCAGATTCTGCAAAAGACCCGCGCGCAAATCTGGCAGGACTTTCAGGCGATTCTCGGCGTCGTGTCGCAAAAGATGGCCGAGCAGACCGCCGATCACGGCGTCACGCACCTGTACGTCACCAAGGCCGTCATGGCGCAGTTCCGCTCGATGCCGAGCGACCTGTTCCAGCCGTCGGGCCTGACCGACCGCGCGGGCATTTTCCGCGTGGGCCGTCTGTTCGGCCAGTTCGACGTGTACTACACGCCCAAGGGCCTGACCGAAGCCGCTGACGGCTCCTCGGCGGAAATCCTGTGCGTGGGCCGCTCGACGCAAACGGCACGCTGCCCGGTGATTTTCGGCGACGCAAGCGCGCCGATTTTCGAGCCGCTCGGCATGAATACGGACCTGAAACAAGGTTACGGTTTCAACGCCCGCAGCTTCACGCACCTGAACCCGCACCAGATGTCTGCAGCAGGCTGCGCGCTGATTTCGGCGATCAACCTGAAGTAAGCGCGCACGGCCTCGCGCCGTGAGTCTCGCGGCGGCATTGGCACCACGCCATGCCGCCGCTTTTCAAAGATCACTCCGAAAGGATCACTGTGGAAACGCTCAACACCGACGAAGGCAAGGCAACGCCCGCGGCGAAAAAGGCGACCTCGAAAAAGGCCGTTGCGCCAAGCATCGAGTCCCCGACCGTGACGGATGCCGTGCTCGCCAGCGCCGCGCCCCGCTACCCGCGCGCGATGACGCTCACGAACGAAACGGCCATGCCGTACATCGTCGCGCGCACCCATGTGGCACCCGGCGAAACCCGCGCGGTCACGGTTGCCGACGAGGCGCACCTGAAGCGCTTCGAAACGGATATCGCGCACCTGCTGTTTCTCAACGACAGCTACAAGGATGCCGACCCGAAACCGCTGCGCCTGAGCGACGCGGAATAAACCGGCTCTCTCAACAGGACACGAGGAAATTCAATGTTCTATTCGCATACCCGGAGTCTTGGGGCACAGTCGGGTGTTCAACTCGACCCGCTCAAAGACAACACCGACGGTTTCGCCGCTGGCACGGGCGACCAAGTCGTATCCATCGTCGGGCGCTTCAAGCGCGGCCGTATCGATGCGCCGTTCGTGGTCGACAAGGGCACACTCAAGGCCAAGCTCGGCGCGGCCGAATCGTTGCGCGTCTCGGCGCTCAACGAGGCGTATGTGCAACTGTACGAAGCCGTCAATAACGGCGCAGTGCAGGCGGTCGTGCAACGTCTCGCGCCGTCCTCGGCAGCGCGTTCGTTTGCCGTGTTCAAGGTCGACGCGACGAGCGGCGCGGGCACCTTCAGCGTCAGCGCTGATGTGCCTGCCGATCCGTTCCTGTTCTACCTCGACGACCTCGAATGCTTCAACGACGGCGTCATTCTGGAGGTCAACGCGCCGACGGTTCTGAGCGCAGGCGTCGCGGCCCCGACGAAGGTTGTCACGATCCGCGTGAAAGCGCCCGATGGCACCGTGCGTCACGAGGTCACCGGTTCGCTCGATCACGCGGCCGTCGACGATTTCGGCAACGACTATTTCATCGGTTCGAAGTTCGCGGAACTGACCGACACGATTGAAGTGAATGTCGCCGACAACGCCTCGATCCCGGTCAACTCGAACTGCTACGGCCGCAACACCGACGGCAGCGACAAGTTTCTTGCATCGAGCACGCTCGTGCTGTTCGACGAAGGCGGCACCGCCTACACGTCGGATGACTACGACGCAGCAATCTCGAAGCTGGAAAACGGCACGCTCGACTACGGCTACATGATTAGCGGCGGCTCGCAGGCTGTGGCGCTGCTCTCGAAGCTCGTCGCACTCAACACGCGCGCCAACCGTCATTTCATCATCGACGTGCCGGGCGACCTGAGCGTTGATGCGGCGCAAACCTTCGTCTCGCAACTGAACGTCGACACGCATTACGTCACGTTCTACTGGGCACCGCTCAAGACGACGGACCCGGTCAATGGCGGCAAGGCGATCATCGGCCTCGGCGGCTTCCAAGCCGGCCAGCGCTGCGCGCGCAACGCGGTGACCAACGCCTACGGCTTGGCGAACAAGCAGTATCCGATTTCCGGCAAGGATTGGCCGATCAACCGCACGGGAGTCGCGCAACTGGTTACGCCTTCGGACGTGCAGCGCAGCGACCTCGCGAGCGCCAAGATCAACCCGGTGCTGCTCGAACGCTACACGGGCGGCAGCAAGTACGTGTTCATCGACTGCTTGACCGCAGCGCAAGTGACGACCTCGTACCGCAAGCTGGTATCGGTCGCGGAAATGTCGGCGTCGCTCGATGACATGGTTGTGCGCTACGGCAAGGAAGTGCTGCAACTGCCGATGGACGTGGCGATCAGCAAGATGAAGTCGTTCTTGAAAACCACGTTGAGCAACATGCGGGCAACGAACTGGCTGGTTGCATCGGACAACCCGGACCTCGGCGACGCGGGCTGGACATTCACGGTTGCGCCGAACGCACAGCGCAAGGCTGACCGTATGGACGTGAGCTACGGCGTGCATTACAACGGCGTCGCGCGTGCGATCTTCGTCCAACAAACCCTGTCGCAATAATAAGGAGGCGACATGCTCGACCATCAATTGATGATGCGCAATCTGCTCACGCGCAAAGCCAAGGTCGTGCTCGACAGCACGGCCGACGAAGGCGACGAGGGCAGCGCAGCGGCGGATTACGCTTCGGCCGATATCCGCATGAAAGCCGCCTCGATCCTGCAGGAATTCGCCGGCACGTCGAGCGATGACCTCGCCGACGGCGAATCGCTCGCGGACCGCCTGATGATGCTGGTTGTCGGCGTCATCGACGCGGACAAAGACGGCGAAATCACCGACGAGGAGCAAGCCGTCGCCGACGCGCTGCTCGAAGCGATGTGGGATTACCTCGCCGACAAGGGCGTGTCCGACGAGGACTGCAATGCGCTGCTGAATGACTGGGACGCGGACGCAGCCGCACGCGTGCGCGACCTGCTCGCCGAATCGGGCGTGGCGGGCGAAGGCGACGAGGCGCTCGACGACCTCGACGCATTCGCGTTCGATACGGACGCGGAGCAATCCGTGTTCGATTCGGCCGGCAACCTCGTGCTCGACGCCGTCTATAAAAAGAAGGTTGTCGTGCGCGGCGGTCGCAAAATCCGCATCAACAAGCGGATTTCCGGCCACGTTCGTCTGAGCGCCAAGCAGAAGGTTGCGGTGCGCAAGATGATTCGCAAGTCGCATTCGGCCGCGGCCATGATGCGCCGCATGAAGTCGATGCGCATTCGCCAGCGCGCGGGCCTGTAAGCGGCTCACACCCGACCCCGCACCCTCACCATGGGGCGCGGGGTCGTATCGGCTCCTCTCCCCTTCCCTGCCCGCCGCTATGTCGCTTTTCGATTCCGTATCGTCCACCGTCAGCGCTGCGCTTAGCAGTGCGCTGCCCGCCTCGCCGTTCTCCTCGGGCGGTTTCATCCTGTCGTCGGACTGGACCGGCCTCAATCCGAAGCTGCTCGCGAAGTTCTACCCGCTCAAGCTCGGCGCGGATGGCGGATGGACGCAGAGCATGGACACGCGCAAGGTATCGGACGCCTCTGATTTCACCGTGTTCGACGGTGTCGAGGTCTGGTGCCCGATTACGGATGCGCAAAGCGAAATGACTTTCAACTGGCACTCGCCGTTTGAAGGCGCGGGCGCGGAGTCCAAAGCGCCGACGCTCTCGGCGATGCTGCAATCCGGCTCGCTCAATGCGGGCGTGCAGGCCGTGGGCGAAAAAATCGGCGGCAGTGCCGCCACGGATGCGGCCAGTTCTGCGCTCTCCTCCGCGCAGGGGCGCGCCGGCATCACGAAGCTCAATTCGACGCAGGTGTTTCAGGGCATGCCGCCCGTGAAGCTCTCGCTCACCGCGCATTTTCGGGCCATCGTCGACCCGCAAAAGGAAGTGCGCGACCCAATCTCGATGCTCAAGCAATGGGCCGTGCCGCAATACCTCGCGCCCGATAGCGTGATTGCGAACGCGATCAAAAACGGCGCAAGCGAGCCGGGCATCGAAACGCTGTTTCCCTCGATGGTGCCGCAGATTATCGGCATGCGTTACGGCGATATGACGTGGGCACCGCTCGTTATCGAAAGCATTTCTGAACCTATCTCCGGACCGCGCGACGTGAATGGCGTGCTGATTTCGAGCAGCGTCACGCTCTCGCTTGCCACGTTGACGGCCATCGACCGCCAAGACATTCAAAGGATTTACGCATGATCGTGTTTGCCCCGCTTGCCACGCGCCGGCTCGACGTGACGCTGCAGGAACTCGGCATCGGCGACGAAATCGCGCTGTGCTACCTGCCCGAAAAAGCACATGAAAAGGCGCTGACTGCCTTTTTGCAGTACGCCGTGAAAGAGGCGCGCGCGCCCTCGCCCAAACACGTTGCAGACCCGCGCGCGTGGACGGTCGCGGAACGCCTGCTCGTGCTTGCGCACTACACCACGCACACCGCCAGTGACGGGCCGAATTACGCCGTTACAGAGTCCGGCAAGCTGCTCGACTACCTCGATATGTCGCGCGACCCGGCCAGCGCCTTGCCGACGTTCTCGGCGTGCGGCGACGAGTGGATTGTGCATCCGCTGATTGGCGCGCAGGCTGAAGCGCTCGAAACGCTGCAACTGGAAACGGACCTCAACGGCCACAGCTTCTGGCTGATGGGGATGCTCGCGGCCCAATTGAAGCGCCCCGGCGAGGAGTCGCCCGACCCGGTCGCAAATCCGACGGAATACCTCGACTGGCTGCGCACGCGCATGAGCGTGATTCGCGCGCTGCCCGGCTCCGTCACCTCGGAACTGTTCGACAAGTATCGCGAGGCGCAGGCGCAAGCCATGCAGTTTTTCCGCGTGTGGTTCGATGACGAGGGCATTATCGTTTTGCCAAAGGAGGCGGGCGATCCACTGTCGCCCGCGCGATTTCTCGTTCTTGCCTGCCTCTCTGAACTGGCGCTCTCGCTCACTGGAAAACAATAACGAGACGGCCGCGAGTCTGTTCTTAAACTTCGGTATCGACTTCCACAAGGCGCTACAGATGCGGCAGTCGGATATCAGAACGATTTTCGAAAGCAAGGCTTATCAGGACTGGAAAAAATCGCGCGAGGCGAAGAACAAGTTGTATCTCGCAATCTGTGACCGGCTCGACAACATCATTCGTGCAATCGGCAGCCTTGGGAATGTCTTAGCCAAGCGGCGCGTGTAACGCCGCTTCCTCCCTAAGTTTCTGACCGTGGCGCGGAAAATGACGAATCGACCGCAAGTGTGTTTGGCAAGTGCTGTATTCCGGCTTTATGTGTGCGGCCTTGCCGTCATGACGTGGTTTATTGCGTATTTCGAGGAGCGCTCGCTGTTGGCGCTTCTGAAGCGCACCGACGAAGGCGCGGTGATTCTGTGGATGATGCTCGCGTGCGGGCTTGTCGGCATTGCCGACGTGCTTATCAACGACACCGGGCTATTTCCCTTTCGCATCGAATCAGCGCGCACCCATCGGCATTTCGGCTTCTCCGGCCTCGCCTTCTGCTACGTCTGTCAGGTCTTTATCGCGGTTCTCACCATCAAGTCTCCGTGGATGGCCGCGTGCTCTATGTGGAACGCCTTTTTGGTCGTTGCCTTTTCTCTCATCGACGCTCACCAACGATCAAAGGATTCGACATGCCTGCAAGCCTGCAGCTAAAGCGCCTCTGTTTCATCTGGCTCACCTTGTTCTGGTCCGGTCTTGCCTACGCCGCGCAAGCGACGTTCGTCCATGACCTGAGCGACATTCCGCCTGTTGCGGTCGCAATCTCGTGCCTGCTGTCGATCATCGGCGGCGCGGCTTTCACCGCGCAGAAAATCGCCGATCCCGGCACGCTCGTGACGCGCCCGGTCGTAACCATCGTGCGTGATGTGCTCAATTCGATTGTGGCGGGCCTGCTCGTGTTCTTTCTCGGCTCCTACTTCAATTGGTCGAGCGTCGTGCAGGCGGGGCTGATTACGCTTGCCGGCTATGGCGGCTCACGCTTGCTCGAACCCGTGTTGTCGGCGCTGATTGCGCGCATTTCGAAGTTTGTCGGCGGAGGTCATGAATGACCGTCGTCACAGCCGGGCAGCTTCTGAAAATCATGCCGCTCGCGGTGCGGACGATTCCTGCATTCGTCGATCCGCTCAATGCTGCCCTGATGAAATTCGGCATCACGAGCGAGCAGCGCGTCGAAATGTTCATCGCGCAGTTCGCGCATGAAACCGGCCAGCTTCGCTCGCTCGTCGAGAACCTGAACTATTCGGCGCAGGGACTCGCGAATACGTGGGCGAATCGCTATTCGAGCACGGGCAAATTCGGCGGCGCGCCCAATGCGCTCGCCATGCGCCTGAATCGCAACCCGCAAGCCATCGCGAACAACGTGTATGCCGGGCGGCTTGGAAACGGCGACGAGGCGAGCGGAGACGGCTGGAAATACCGCGGGCGCGGCGGCTTTCAGATTACCGGGCGCGCGAACTATGAGGCGTGCGCCAAGGCACTCGGCCTCGACCTCATCGCGCATCCGGAACTGCTCGAACAGCCTGAGCACGCCTGCGAATCGGCGGCGTGGTTCTGGAACGCGCACGACCTGAACCAGTTGGCCGATAGCGGCAACTTTGCCGGCACGACCAAGGTTATCAACGGCGGCCCCATCGGCGCGGCGGAGCGCTTGGGGCTGTGGCAAATCACAAAGGAAGTGATTGTATGAGTGACGTTACGCAAGTCCACGAACAGCGCGAAACGATGCATGTCGAGGTCAATATTCCGGGTCACGAGGCGCGCACGACGACGGCGCTTTTCACGCGCACGCGCAAGGTTCTGATTGAGCGCGAGGGCGGCCGATGCTGGGTGTCGGGCGCAACCGCGGAGCAATCCGGGCATCCGCTCGAAGCGCATCACTTCCCCGTCGAGCGCTCGCTCGCAAACATGTGGGACTGGGAGCGCTTCTCGGTCGATTGCAAGGCGGGCCGATGGGGGCCGCACGCCCAATCGTTCGACTGGGAAAAGTTTTTCGAGGGCGCGCGCATCGAGCAGCGCGAGTGCATCGTCAACGGGCACCAATTCACGGTCACGCGC